TGCCGGCCCATATCGAAATGGGTGTTGATGCCTTCATCGACCTTTGCTTGAATAGCTCGCGCTTTCTTTGCGAGTTTCTTCGGGTCGTATTTGGCTTTGACTCCGGCTCCAGCCTCCCCTAGCACAGCTTCCATAAAGGCGCGTGCATTGGGGTGCATGACTCTGTCACTCGGCTTCGTATTGCAGAAATCTTTCCGCATCTGCTCGAGGTTAGAGACCATTCTCTCCGCGGCTGGTAGACCTACAAGGTCCTGCTCTTCTCTCTTGGCTTCGCCGAACAACCAATGAAGGAAGGCGACGATCGCTCCGAGTGCTCCGAAGAGCAACCCGAGCAGGATTGCCATACTGCGGAACTGGCCAGTGCCAGCTTCCACAGCGAGAGTTTCCATTTTTGTCTTCGTCCAGTCGACATAAATCTGTTTTTGTCGTCTGAGGTATTCCACCATGGTTTCCTCCTGGACAGACTCGGGATCGATGGTTCCCGGTTCTGGTGGTGTTTTGGTCGCGAACCAATCAAGCCATCCTTCGTAGAACATCCCTTTCTTTTCGCGGATGTCCGAGACAAGCTTTTTCAGGTCGGTGGTGTATTGCTCGTGCTGCTCGTGAGTACCTGTGTATAACTTGGCGAGGTGTCTCACGAACGTGGGAAAGTCCATATCTTCTTGGAACTCCCACGTCTGCTGCTTGGCATCAGCGATCCTGAGGAGTCGGAAGACCCCCACATCGGGGTTCCATCCTTCTCCGGCCTTCTTGGGGTCGAGGCGGCGCTCTTTGGGTTCGCAGTCCATCGTTTTGTCAGTGCAGTACTCCTTCTTAGGGAAGTATTCGACCCACACTGATATCCTCCTGATGAACGCCTCAGGCTCCACAATGTTCATGTCCCAAAACTTGAACTTGTTGGTGGAGCACATGATGACGCTCGACGAGAAATTCACGTTTCCTTTGTTGTGAAGTTCCGCCATGTTGAGAGGACACGGATTCTGATTGATGAACCGGACCACAGCAAGCGCATCGGTTTTCTGACCGGGGGCTGCCTTCTGTTGACCTAAGTCGTCGATGACAACAGCCCACTGTCCTTTGTAACCGTTCGCATGCTCTTCCTCCGAGCAGTAGGTCCAGATTTCGCTCTGTGGCTGTTCCTGGAATGCATCCAACTGCTCGTCGGGCATCACCAATGCCGCAAGTGCACGAAGCACAGGGGCGGTGACGTAGGACTTCCCGGACCCGGAAGCCCCCTGGAGGCATATCCCGAGAGGCACTGGCCTTGAAGCTGAGGTCATACCAGTTTGGTTGTAGATCACTTCAAGTTTGTCCAGCTGAGACATAGCCATGCGGTGTAATTGCCATGCACCATAGGACATTGATTTCTCGTCCACGGCGATTTGGCGGCCACGTTGCACAAGATTGTGCACACGTCTCGCATTGGCTGTGCTCAGCTCCAGCTCTCCTTTGGGATACTTGGCAGCAAGTGCCATGACATCGTCCACCCATTTGTCCAGGGTTTTGTTTTCGGTCAGAATCTCCATGAAGTCTGTGCCGAACGCGCTGTCACACACGCTGGCGAAGAACTTCACGACAGCCTCCAGTGCGATCTTTATGCCGGCCACTGTACGTGGCGCATTGGCAACTCCTTGCACGAAGCTTCTCTTCTG